ACTGCATCAATAGCCATCTTACTATGACCATTTGCAGTATCAATTAAAAGAATAGAAGCCCCTGCTGAAATAAGTTTTTCCACATGCTCTTCAATAAAGGTAGAAGATAGTGCTGCACCAACAGATAACTTAAGATCACTATGATTATAAACTTCCTCAACCATTCTTATTTGACTTTTTGCAGACATAAATCTATGAATAATTCCAACTCCACCAGATTCTGCTATAGCAATAGCCATATCTTTTTCACACACTGTATCCATTGGGGATGCAATTACGGGTAGATTTAACCAGGAGTGTCCTCCAATGTTCATAGCAAGATCAACAGAGCTTCTGCTAACAACTTCTGAATACTGTGGAACCATCAATATGTCGTCAAAGCAAATTTGATTATTTGCTAAATATTCTTTCACAAACTACTTCCAATTCTTAATCGTATCAATTATATGCTTCTTTTCTTTATCTGTCAACCACCAGCCAACTGGTATATTTAATTGACTTTCATTAAAGAAATCAAGTCCAGGAAGTGGACCTTCTTTAAATTCTATAGTGCATGTATTTTGATCATTTCTATGATGAGTAGGACTTGAAACAATTCTATTATCCAATAAATATTTCATAAAGTCTTCTCTATTAATATTATTTAAAATTATTGGGAATATCCAATACGAACATGTTTCATCAAAAGGGAGAACCGTTATATGCTCTAGGTCAGAAAGCTCATCGCAAAATAGTTTTGCATTCTTTCTACTTTCTTGGACTGCATTATTTGCGTAATCAATATTAGCAAGTCCAATTGTTGCACAAACATCATTCATATGGTACTTAAAACCAGCTCTTTTAATATCCTGCTTATATCTAAAACTTTCATTACTAGTTCTATCTAGTCCAAACCATCTAAGATTTTTTGCTTCACGCTCTGTTTCTACAGGACAAATTATTGCACCACCATCAGAAGTTGTTAGGAATTTAATAGCCTGAAAACTATAACAAATGTAGTCCCCTCTTTCAACATCTTTTGTTTCAAATGTATCCCAGCAATGTGCTGCATCTTCAATAACTGGAACTCCAAAAGACTTTAGTTTTTTATAGTCTGGAAGTCTACCAGCCCAGTCTACTGCAATAATTGCTTTGGTCTTTTTTGTAATTAACTTTTCTACACTTGCAGGATCTATGAGTCCTGTTAAAGGATTTACATCTGCCCATCTAATTTTTGCACCACGATGTATCGCACCAATCTGAGTTGCAAAGCATGTCATTGGTGTTGAGATAATCTCATCTCCTGGATTAACATTACACAACTCTACCGCTAGATTAATTGCACTGGTTCCAGAATTAACAGTGACTGGCTTAGTTTTTGCAGTACTTAAAGAACGCCATAAAGCATCTTCAAAAAGCTCAACTCTATGTCCTTGTGCAACATATCCAGAGGATAGAACAGGCTCCAACATGCTTGAAGCATCTGGAGACATTGTTACTTGAAATAGTTCAATATTCTTCATTATGATTTCCTAAACTTAGCCTTTGCATTAAATAACCATTTATTCATTTTAATTTCACCATCACTATTTGTTTTTGTATAAGTTCTATCTACAATATTATAGTACGTTATTCCAGACTCTTTATTTTTTGGTGTACTATACACTATCTTAAACATGTCCTTGTCTATGCCAAACTTTACACAACCTTCTTCAATAAGACTTGCTAGTCTAAAAAACTTTTCAGAATCTGTTTTATGAATCCAAGGCTTACCAGTTTTATGAGTAATATTCACTGCTGGATTTCCTCCATATACAGAGTTCTCTTCCATATTTTTTGTAACAACAGATCCAAGCATAGCCATTGACTTGTCTTTTGCAACTATTGGAGATACAAAACATTCTCCAACAAACCAAACATCATTACCAATTATTAATTCTGATTCCTTTTCATATAGGCATCCTTCAGTAACATCTCCATGTCTAATATGAGAATATAGTCCAGATCCAATTCCCACGCCAAGGAAATCTCCTGCCCAAAGCTTTCCAGTACCATCAAGGACCACTCTTTCTCCAACCCATGTAGCCTCTCCTAGCCTGACAGTTCCACTAGCATTAATAAAGCAATTTCTATTAATTTTAGAATAGTCTCCTATAAAAAGATCTCCTCCACCAAGAATTTTTACACCCTCTCCAATTTCAACATTGTCTCCAATTTCAAATGAATTAAATTCTCCAATGAATTCAACTGAGCTGTGTATTTTTGTGTTATATCCTATTTTCATACTTCATCTCCTGGGCTATATGGGTTTTGTCTGTTTCCAAGTTGTTGTGGATAAAGACCTTTGTATTGAGCAATACATTCATTAGCATCACACTTTCCAAAGGCTGCCTCTAGTTGTTGATATAGATTTGCATCTAACGCAGCAGTTTGTGGAGACAAAAACTTTATACCTACTTCTTTAAAATTCTTAAGTCTCCAGGAAACCTGACTTGCGTCTACTGTATAAGCTGGGGAAATAGGACCACTTCTATGATTTAAAACATTGTTAAAATTATCTTTTAGTTCTTCAAAACTAATAAAATCATTTGGATTATAGATAGAAACTTTTCCATAAGAATATATTGAGTTTGTATTTTCTTCATAAAAATTAACAAGATTTTTTAAGTAGTCCTGATATAGAGCATCATCATCACAAAGTATAAAAGCTATGTCTGCATCTGATTCTTTCATAGCATCATTTAACATTTGACCATGCTTACTCCCACCCTGTTTTTTCTTCTGCTCTGGAGAATCTCCTGTTGCATAAAATTTAAACTTATTTAAATCTTTTTCAGAAAACATTGTTTCAACTATTGGCTTACCCAAATAATTTATACCATCATCACAAAAAGCTACTTCCCAATTATGATAAGACTGCCTTTTGATTGACTCTAAGGCAATCTTAATCATATTAGGTCGTTCAAAATATGCAAGTAAAATTAAAACTTTCATATTTTCTTTTTTTAACATTAGAGAGAAAGCCATTCCCTATGATTCAATGTCCATTCAACAGTTCTCTGAATAGAGTCTTCAAGAGGGATTGGAAGTTTCCATCCAGTGTCAGATATCTTTTTGCCATCCAAAGCATATCTTAAATCATGTCCTGGACGAGAAGAATGAAAATCTTCCAACTCATATTTCAATGGTTTTCCAACTGCCTTTGCAATCATTTGAGCCATCTCTAAATTATCAACTTCTCTCTCACCTACAATATGGAACTTCTCTGGAACATTTGATTCTCCATAAAGTGGAAAGTGTTGTTTTAAAACATGGAGGAGCCCATCTGCCTGATTTCTAGCGTGTAGATAAAAACGACTTCCAACTTCTCCTGTTGGTGAAGCATGAATCTTCATAGTTTCTCCACTTAGAACCTTCTTGATTACCATTGGCATAAACTTTTCTGTATCTTGTGTTTCACCAATAATATTCATTGTATTAGTAATTGCCAAAGGAACTCCATAGGTTCGCCAGTAAGAGAATGCAACGCTTTCTTGTGCTGCCTTAGAAGCTGAATAAGGGTTACTTGGGAAGAATTGATCTACCCATTCTTTATGGGCATGTCCCTTTGGTGCTGGACCATAAACTTCATCAGTTGAAACATGTAAAAACTTTTCTGGCTTTGCAACTCTTGCCCAGTCTAGCATATTGCAAATCAATGCAACATTGTTCATAATGAATGGACCTGGATCTTCAATACTTCTATCTACATGGCTTTCACTAGCAACATTGATAACATAATCAATTTTTCCAAATGCATGGGCAGTAACTGGAGAAATTGGTGCAGTTAAATCTGTCTTAATTACCTTAATACGACTATATGCATCTGGTAAATCATCACAGGCAACATTAATTCTATCTGTCAAGCCTTTGTGTGTAAATGTTGTTGGACAGACTACAAACCAATCTGTATTCACTAAGATATGTCTAAGTACATGACTACCAACAAACCCACTTGCACCAGTTAATAAAACTCTCTTGCTCATTATTTTCCTTTTCTACTAAATTAAATTAAAGTTTTCTAAGTATGCTTTAATATCTTCTGTCATCTCAGGTTTAGATTGTACCATTTTTTTATCGTCCTTGTCAACCTTTGAACGAGACTCATAGGTATGAATTTCTACTTCCTGAATTTTTTCTCTTCTTGTATGGCTAATTGCGTTATAAACGGATCCACACATAGCATCTGCAAGGTCCTTGGACTTCTTTCTAGGGTGGTCCACCCTATTGTTGCTCATAATTCTAAGCTCCTGCATTTCCTCAAGTAATAAATCTATTTGAGGCAAAACTACTCTTTCTTCATAGACAAGCATAGAAAGGTCTTCATAGTGCTTTTTAGCTACTGATAAAGTTTCTGTTTTAATTCCAACACTTGTCAAGTCTCTTTGAATATCAAAAGAATTCCAACGGTCAAATGTAACAAGACCTAAATTAAATCCAAGTCTTCTAAGATTAATGATCCAGTTTTTTACTTCTGATAAATCTACTGGACCCTCTTTTTTAGGTTCCCAATAAACAATTGCGTCTACAATTACAAAGGGCACAATCTGTTCATAGTTATTAAATGATTGAACACTTACCCATTTATCAACATGGGCAATTGACACAGCACACTTATCATGCTTTTGTGCAAGGTCAGCATGTACATAATAGGTTGTCTCTGGATCTGGAGTAAAAGACTCTTCAATTCTTTTTGCAATGTCAATTGGATTATTCTTTTTAAATGCCATCCCCAACTTTTCTCTATTTTTAAAGAATGCGTCTGAAGAAGTTGTTGGCATACAAGCAAAACGCATCTGTGCGTCAGCCATATCAGTTAAGAATGCTATCTTAAAGTCTTCAATACTTCTTGTTGGATTAATTTCCCAAGTAGGTCTCTTTAAAGCAAATACCCCTGGAATTCTGTATGAGTTAATTACATCCTCGTCCCATTCAACGGTAAACTTATTACTTGGATCTTCCTCAGAAAGTAGTGGATTAATTACAAACTCATGAGATCTAAGTAGAGTTTCTTTTTCAGCAATTACATCTTCATACCTTGTTGTAATAAAGTCACCCTTAAAACGAGGAAACGATAGCAGAACAACTTTTCCATAGTCTGGAAAGCGAGAGTCTACAGATCCACGGAATGCTTTATAAATATTGTCAGCAGTTTTGGCTTGATCATTTCCACTTGCAGACTCCATTGCAAAGCCAGAAATCTCATCAAGAATTGCAAGTATAAGGTTCAAACCTTCAGCAGACTCTCTTTCAGAGTGTCCAGAATAAACTGTAATTGACTTATCAAACTCTATACTATCAATTTTTGGTGGATCAAACTTTCCTGCAAACCAAGGTGATCCAGTGATCTTTGTCTTAAATCCTTTAAAAAAAACATTCTTTGCCTGTTGAGCATTAATAGCAACATTCATAATATCAATAGCATCATTAGTTGGCTTACCAAAATAACGAGAAGGATCTTTTAGGCACAATAGTTTATAAACTAAGTAGGCACATCCAACTGTTGAAGAGAAATCTTTTCCACTTCCCTTTCCAAGTTGCATGATTATTTCATTCTTTGTATATTTTTTAAAGTGTTGCTTACCAGCTTCTTCACCCATAAATCTAATCAGATCTTTTTCTTTATAGATTTGACTCATACACTCAACAAGTGTGTACTGATACTCTGAAAGTGGTGGTTGATTTAAATACTTTTCACCCTCAACAAATGTTTTTGCATCTACTGGAATTTCTGCGAATGGAGACTCGTCAAGAGCTTCCATAAAATCGCTAATGTCAATTGTCAATTACAACTACCCCACCCTCATTTACTTGAGAAAGTTTTGTTAAAACTTTTGGTCTACAAGATTCACAGGATGAAGTCACTTCTTTAAGAATACTTATAAGTATTTCTTGTTTTCTTTCTGTTTCTAAAAGTTCATCTGCCAATTCTTGATTATCTAGCAATCCAGCTTTTTGCAACATCTCAAGTCTTTTGCTTTCAATATCAGCAATAAGTTTAATAGATGTTGTCTTAGCTGTTAAATTTGCAGTAGTGTCTGCAGAGTCAATAACTTCGTAGGCTTTTTTGATGAGTGATGAGAAGTGCTGATCTGCACCTGCAAGAGCCTCTTTTGCACGAGCATGGATAGCTTGATTATTTGCTGCCATAACTCTCCAGTCAGTAAGCAACTCTGTAACTTTTACTCTTGGAATATTTAATGCTTTTGAAATCTCTGAAGCATCTAACCCCTTTAGGTACTCTGATGCAACCTTATTAACAAGGTCCAAATGATTAACTAGTGCTGCTTCGCTTGACACGCTTACCCCTCTTCTTTACTGCTTTTACTCTATCAGGATAAAAAGACCTTGTTGGTCCAGAAATGTCCTTAAACATT